GCGCTAGTCGCTGGAGGGGTTCTCCAAATGCTCAGCCCGCAGGCCTCCGGCCTCAAGCAAAGCGCATCCCCTGAAAACTCCCCGTCCTACGCCTTCGGCAGTGCCAAGAACACAACCGCCAGCGGCAACCCGGTACCGATCTGCATCGGCGAACGCCGGTGGGGCGGCATGATCATTTCCGCATCGATCCTCGCCGAAGACAAAGCGTAAACCGCACGCAGTAAGCAGGCCGCCCATGAGGCGGTTTTTTTTCGCCTGGAGGAAATCATGGGCGCAGCACAGAAGATCGACATCCACGGCGCGAAGGGCGGGGAGAGCAAACCAAAATCACCGACCGAGGCCAGCGATAGCCTGCGCTCGACCAACCTGGCCAAGCTGCTTATCGCCGTGGGCGAGGGCGAGTTCGACGAAGTCCCAACCGATTACGACATCTACCTGGACAACACCCCGATCCGGGATGCGAGCGGCAACTACAACTTTCCCAATGTGAAGTGGGACTGGCGTTCGGGCTCCGTCGACCAGACCTACATCCCTGGTATTCCATCGGTCGAGAACGAAACCTCGCTCAACGTCGAGCTACGCAGCGACGCGCCATGGGTGCGCTCGATCAGCAACACTCAGCTTTCAGCCGTGCGTGTCCGTCTGGCCTGGCCTGCACTGCAGCGTCAGGATGACGAAGGCAACATTGGCGGGTACCGAATCGAGTACGCCATCGACGTGGCCACTGACGGCGGAGCCTATCAGCAGGCGTTGGTCGACGCTGTGGATGGCAAGACCACCACGCGTTACGAGCGCTCGCCGCGCATCAACCTGCCGGACGCCACCACTGGCTGGCAGATCCGCGTTCGCCGCCTGACACCGAACCAGAACAGCAACAAGATCGCCGACACCATGCTGATCGCCGGTTACACCGAGGTGATCGACGCCAAGCTGCGCTACCCGAACACCGCGCTGCTCTACATCGAGTTTGATGCCGAGCAGTTCACCAACATCCCCGCCGTCACTGTGAAGTGCCGCGCGCGCCGGTGGCAGGTGCCGAGCAACTACGACCCGATCGCCCGGACCTACGCCGGGACTTGGGACGGCTCCATGAAACAGGCCTGGACCAACAACCCGGCCTGGATCACGTACGGCATTTGCACTGAAGACCGTTTCGGCCTGGGCAAGCGTATCAAGTCGTTCATGGTCGATAAGTGGGAGCTCTATCGGATTGCGCAATATGCCGATCAACTGGTGCCGAATGGCCTCGGCGGCGTAGAGCCTCGCTTCCTCTGCGACATGAACCTGCAGGGCAAGGCTGATGCTTGGTCGCTGCTGCGCGACATCGCTGGCATTTACCGTGGCATGACTTACTGGGCCCAGGGCCAGCTGGTGATGCAAGCGGACATGCCGCGCGCGCAGGACTTCGATTACGTCTTCACCCGGGCCAACGTCATCGACGGGAAGTTCTCGTATGGGAGCGCCTCGGCGAAGACCCGCTACACCCGGGCTCTGGTCAGCTACGACAACCCGGCGAACAACTACGACACCGACGTCATTCCGTTTGCCGATCTGGACCTTCAGCGTCGTATGGGTGACAAGCCGACCGAGCTCAGCGCCATTGGCTGCACCCGCGCGTCCGAGGCACAGCGCCGCGGCAAGTGGGCGATCCTGAGCAACAATCAGGACCGCACTGTTTCGTTCAAGACTGGCATGGAGGGGGTGATCCCGCTTCCTGGTCACATCATCCCGATAGCCGATTCGCTGCTGGCTGGGCGCGAGGTCGGCGGACGCATCTCTGCCGTCGCTGGCCGTGTCGTGACGCTGGACCGTGATACCCAGGCCAAAGCCGGTGATCGCCTGATTATCAACCTGCCGGGTGGTAGGGCCGAAGGTCGCACCGTGCAGAGCGTGAATGGCCGCGCGGCGACCGTCACCACCAATTACAGCGAGCCACCGCTGCCACAGTTGCAATGGGCATTGGACGCTGATGATCTGGCGATCCCGCTCTATCGCGTACTGCGGACCAAGCGCACGACTGAGGGCGACTTCGAAATCAGTGCGCTGCAGTACGACCCAAGCAAGTTTGCATTCATCGACACCGGCGCGCGCCTGGAAGAGCGCCCAATCAGCGTAATCCCGATTACTGTCGTCCCGGCCCCGGCCAGCGTTACCGTCACGTCGAACTCGGTCGTGTCCCAGGGTATCGCCGTGGCCACCATGACCATCACCTGGCCTGCGGTGAGCGGCGCAGTCGGCTACGACATTGAGTGGCGCAAGGACAGCGGCAACTGGATCAAGCTGCAGCGCACCGGGATGACCAGTGTCGACGTGGTGGGCATCTACGCCGGGGCTTACGTCGCCCGCGTCCGAGCGGTGAGCGCCTTCGATATTTCGTCGATCTGGCGCAACTCGATCCTGACCAACCTCAAGGGAAAGGAAGGTTTGCCGCCGGCGGTGTCGTTCCTGACGGCCACGCCGTTGCTGTTCGGTATCTACTTGAAGTGGGGCTTCCCGGCCGGTGCAGAGGACACGCAACGGACGGAAGTCTGGTACGGCCCGACGACCAGTCTGGAGGCCGCGACCAAGCTGACGGACCTGTCGTACCCGCAAAGCGATTTCTCGATGCTTGGCCTGAAGGCTGGTGTGACCTTCTACTTCTGGGCGCGGCTGGTGGACCGAATCGGCAACATCGGTCCGTGGTACCCGATTGGTATGGGTGTGCAGGGTCAGTCGAGCTCCGACTCCTCGGCCATTCTGGAAATGATCGAGGGGCAAATCACTGAAACAGAATTGGGCCAAGACCTACTGGACGAGATCGAGAAGATTCCTGGTCTTCAGGCGCAGATCGATGCGCTCGACGGTCTGACCGGCTACAAGCCAGCGGTGATTTACGAGAAAGACCAGATGGTGGTTGAGGATGGCCGGATATTTCAGGCTAAAAGCGAAGTTCCAATCAACACGCCGCCGCCGAACGCCACTTATTGGCTCGATGTGGGTCAGTCGATCGAGACAGCAAACGGCCTGGCGCAGCAGGTTGCGTTCAATACCGCCGACATCACCGAGCTAGACGGCGTAGTCACCGCTCAGGCGACGGCCTTCCAAGCGTTGCGGGCATCGTCCCGCGACGACAATGGGGAAGGTGATCTGGCCGATGCGCTGAAAGGCTGGACCAGCACCGCCGCGATCGCTTCGGAATCAAAGGTTCGCACCTCTGAAAACTATGCCATGGCGCAGCGGATCACCACCTTCGACGCCGCTATCGGCGAGAACGCGGCGAACATTACCGAGCTGGAACAGGTGGTCGCCACGAACGAGTCTGCGACGGCCACGAAGATCGATCAGCTGACAGCAGCAGTTGATGAGAACGAAGCGGCGATCCAAGAGACGGCTACGGCTTACGCAGACACCAGCGGCAAGTTGTCGACCATGTGGTCGGTGAAGATGCAGATCACCGCGGGAGGGCAGTACGTCGCCGCCGGTATCGGTCTGGGCATCGAGAACACCGGCGCCGGCCTGCAAAGCCAGTTCCTGGTTAGCGCGGATCGCTTTGCCATCGTCAACACCATCGCCGGAGGCGCCATCTCGGTTCCGTTTGCGGTACAGGGCGGGCAGGTTTTCTTGGGTTCGACTTTCATCCAGGACGGCACCATCACCAACGCCAAGATCGGCAGCTACATCAGCTCGACCAACTACATTGCCGGCCAGCAAGGCTGGATTCTCAATAAAGACGGAACGCTTGAAATCAACGGCATCGTCCCCGGTCAGGGGCGGCTGGTGATCAACTCGCTGAACGTCTCGGTCTACGACGCCAACAATGTGCTGCGTGTCCGGCTCGGTTATCTGGGGTGAACCATGGCTTCATTTGGCCTACGTGTTTTTGATGAGAGCGGTGGCCTATCCATGGACACCAACAGCTTCACTTACCAGGTGATCTGGCAGGGCGTGATCGACTTCAGCGGAGTCGCGCCCGATTACACGCTGAGCATTCCGGGCTTCAACCCGGCCAACTGCGTGTTCATGATGATTCCGACCAGGGCGCAGGATGTGCAGTCATCCGAGACCGACGGGAGCGGAAACCAAAAGTCCTACCCGTACGTCACGACGGCGGTGGGCCAGGTGGTTGTCAGGCGCAAAAACCCATCATCAAGTGCTTCCACTATCGGCTCAACGGTTGCCGCCAAGGCCTACGCGATAAGGTACTCGACATGAGTTTTGGTTTTCAGAGCATCAACGACAATGCATTTGTCCAGATTGACGCCGAGGCCCCCAGACTTTGCATGCTCACCAAAGGGGTGTACTCGGGGACTACCAATGCGTCCGGGGTGTTTGCCAGAGCAATCACAAGTCAGGACCCACCGATAGTGTTCGTTCGCCCGGACCAGGGAGCGATTCAGGTGCCGATATCGGTGTGGTTCACCGGTGCTCCCGGAAATTGGACCGGGTTCACCATGAAGGCATCCAACGTCAACGCAACGTTAAGCGGCCAGTATTTCGCGGCTGCCTGGGCGTCCATGGGCACAGCAGCCTATGGGCTGCGGTTGTGGGATCAGAACGCGGCGCTTGTTTACGACAGTGGAGCGCCGGCGGTTGTCGTGACCTTCGCTGCAGGCAACTGGACGTACCTCGGAGAAGAGCAGCTGACCGTTGGACACAGGTATTTCTGGGGGATTAACAAGGTGCTTGGTGTTGGCGAGTACGTCTCCCTGAACCCTTTCGCCATGAACTGCCACAACAATGCGTCGGGTGGCGGCTGCGCACTGGGCGTCGATTACGTCAACGGCCGCATCATGATGTACAGCCTCGCTACAACCGCTTGGACTGACCAAGGTCACCGCCCATTTCTCTGCGCCAAATTACTGGCCTGAAAACCTAATTTTCTGGAGATACTCTATGCCCTGGTACAAGGCCGGGACGGTTTCTGTCGTCCTAAATTCGAACGCCGTGATCGGCGCGGGCACCTCATTCATTGCCAACAGCCGGGTCGGCGATGCCTTTCGTGGTCCAGACGGCGGCTGGTACGAAGTCACAAACGTTGCCAGCGATACGGCTTTGTCGATCTCGCCGAACTACCAGGGTGCAACCAATGCCGCCGGCATCTATGCTCTGGCGCCGATGCAGGGTTACGTCAAAGATTCGGCGGATGCTCTCCGGACCTTGGTCAATCTGTACGGCGTGAAGTTGGCTGCGCTGGGCACTACCGGCAACTACGATATCTTACCGGCGAACAAGGGCGGTACGGGAATCGCTGACTTGTCCGTCTTCATCCAAACCCTGCTAAATGATGCCGATGCGCCGGCGGGCAGGCTCACGCTGGGAGCAGCAAAGTCTGGCGCGAACGATGACATCACAGCACTTACCGGCATGACCACCGCGCTATCCGTTACGCAGGGAGGAACAGGCGGAAAGACGCCAGCTGAGGCGCGAGCGGCATTGCAGTTGGGGCCAACGGCAACGCTTAGTATCGGCGCAATTGAAATATCTGCGGCCACACCTTTCATCGACTTCCACTTCAACAACACCACAACTGATTACGATGTCCGACTGCATAACTCGGCAGCTGGCACGCTCAATGTCCTTGTGACAAACACAAATGAGCTACGTGTAAATGGCAGTACCGTATGGAACGACGGAAACGTAGCAGCCAAGCTTCCTTCTATCGGGATTGGCGGGACTGGCTCATATGCGTTCTGCTTTTCCAGTAACGCTGCAACGCCCGGCGTTACTGTTGCAGGCTGGACCCTTTATTATGCCTTTGCCGTCGGACAAGGATCACTTAGCCCTCCGGGGACGTGGCGTTGTATGGGCGATACCGTGGCCGGTGGTCGAACACTTTTCCAGAGGATTTCCTGATGACTTATCTAAATGCCCATTCACCGGCATGGGGGAATGCCGAGCGCACCATCGTCAACCTGATGGCAAGTTTTGAGTGGCTCTCCGATGAGGTCAGCTTTACCGCGACGCCCTATGACGTGGAGGATTACGGCAGAGAGTTGTTCCAGCGGTCCATCAATGGTGATTTTGGCGAGATCGCCGAATATGTGGAGCCACCCCAATCTATCGACCAGATGATCGCCATCGAAGATGCATGGAAACTCATCGAGATGGACTTCATCGCTGACCAGTTGATTGCCATGGAGGACAGTGACCCTGGCGCGATGCCGGGTACCGAACGGCAGTGGCGCGACTACAGAACATTGGTCAGGGCATGGAAAGAGGGTGCTGAGCATTTCCCGGATCAGGCCTTCCGTCCAGTCCGCCCCGCATAAACGAAGCACGCAACAAGAACCCGCCAGTGAGCGGGTATTTTTTTGCCTGGAGAAAAGTATGACCATCACTGAAAAAGACCGCGACATCCTTGCCCGTACGCTGTGGGGTGAAGCCCGCGGCGAATCGCTGGCGGGCCAGATCGCCGTAGCCTGGACCATTCAAAACCGGGTGAACGACGGCAAGGCCAAGTCGTGGTGGGGCGAGGGCTACGCCGGCGTGTGCCAGAAGCCGTATCAGTTCAGCTGTTGGAACAGCAACGACCCGAACTACGTTTACCTGAGCGGGGCAAAGCCGATTCCGTTTCGCGAGTTCGCTCAGGCGCAGATCGCCGCTGACCAGGTGATGGCCGGAAAGGTGCCCGACCCCACCGGCGGCGCCACGCACTACTACGCGACCACCATGCCGAAGGCTCCGACTTGGGTGAAAGGCGCCAAGCAGACGCTGAAGCTCGGGCATCACGTTTTCTTCAAGGATGTGCCGTGAAAGAGATCTGGCAACGCATCCTTAGGTAACTGCGACGCTGTTGGTAGCTGGTGCGCTTTTTGGTAAAAGTCGTTTATCTAACAGTGACGTGCACAGAATTGTCGTACTTAGCACGAGCCACGAGCTTTCCTGTGTGGTTTCTTGTTATTTCCACCAAATCGGGTACGCCGCGACCATCTCGGGTAGGCGAAAAATGGATATGTGTCTGAGAAACTTTTCTGACTAGTCCTACAGGAGTCCAGTTTCCACCAGCTTCGCTCTTTATCACAAAGTCTAGCGTCGCGATCTTTCCCTCGACCTCACCTTTTATGTCTACGTACGAGACTTCACCAAACCGTACAGGTCGGGTAACAGAGTTGCGCGAGTAATTAGATTCTGCGAGCGCTTCACCCACAAACTTCAGAGCGGCCTTAAAAAAACTCATGTCTGGACTTCCAATTCATTAGGACGCCTCTGTATCGGTCGCTTCCGGCAAGTCTTTAATAGACGAGAATCGGGCGACGAACTATGCGATCAATCCGGGCCATCAGCACTGCCAGCGTCAGTTTGATGAACTCCTCGTTCTTGTCGATGGTGTCCAAGGCGCCGCGCACGTTGTCGGCGACGTCAGCCGAGCCGCGTTCCTCGACCCAGCTCGAAAGCTCCAGGATGGCGGCCTCAAGGGCGAGTTGGTTTTCGTTGATCTTGAAGAGCAAGGAAGGGAGCAGGTCTGAATTTGGCATGGTGTTCCTCCGTGGAAGAGGAAAGCGTAGCAGGCAGCGCATTGGGTTCAGAAAACGATCACCAGGACTCTCGGTGATGAACGCAGCGGTATTCATTAATTAGCCGCGAAAGGGCAGCTCGCAAGCAATGATCAAAAAAAGCCCCAGTCACTTTCCGTGCTGGGGCTTTTTTGCTTGAACCGCAGAGCCAAGGATTTGGCTTGTAGACTCAGCCTAGACGACCTTCTTGCTCTGCGACATGTCGCAGGGCCGCGAAAAGATCGTTCTGCTCTTGTTTGGACCATTGGTGTGGTGGAAGGCCAGTCGGAGCAGACAAGGTATCGATACCAGCAGAAATAGCTCGTTGGGCATCCGAACCAGGGGACTTCCAATCGCTGATCGCGGTTACCGTTTTATCCTTCGTATCCATTACGAACCCTCTTTGTTGCAATGCGTTGATCATGTCCTGCCTTGAGCTTGGCATGATACTGAGATTCATTTTACCCGTTTCCAGTTCCACAAACTTTGTCTCGCCACCAGTAAAGTGGTCTTGCTTTGCAGCGCTTCCGACCGCCGTACGTCCACAACGATTGACTGCGTAGCAGTCTTTCGCGAATTGGGCTCCGCTTCCGGAAAACCTAGCTAACTCTCCATGCGACATGAACATGCCAGCAGCGAAAATAACGTTCGCGGAAGCCTTCTCTACGATTCCAATGGTTACCGAAACCGGGGTCGAGCCACCCGGAAGAACGGTTACCACTGGCGGCGGGCTGGTGAAATCCATAACGGGTTTCAAAAACCATGCCTTCCACAGTTCTATGAGGCGGCCGCTACCTGCAAATACCATAGCAAACTTCGAGCTCACGGCCAGCTTGTCAAAGCCTGTGTCGTCAACATACGCAACAAGGTTAGCGTGGCCACCGAAACCTTCGATAGACCAGCGTGAGTCACTGGTCAAAAGTTTCGTTGTTCGACAGATTACATTTGTGGTCATTCAGTAATCCTTTACTCAGGCTTCGATAGGGGCGCGAGAATATCAGCGAGGCTATCGTATTGCTATCACTTAGACTGTGCTTCGTAGAAAAAGTCACGTCAAATGTGACTTTTGGCGCACGTTTCAGCAACGCATCCCTGGATCGGTCCCTTCAATGCTGTGACTGTAGTGGATCCTCACAAAATCTCAATCCTACTCAGGCGAAGTATTTTTCGTTCTTTTGCTAGCGTGTGAGTGTAATTGAGGCCTATCAGTTCCGTCTGAAGCAATGCTGAAAGACATCGGCTATACGCTGCGTAAGAGAATGCTTACACGTGCAGGTAAAGTGAGGATCAACGGATCGTTGGTGGCCCCGGTACGTGATGTTTTCTCTTGAGGATATCGATGCGTGACGAATGGGCGAGAGTAGGGCGACGAGCAGTATGCATTTGGAGTGACGAACGGTAGGCAGGGCGCCGTTGAGGGAGTGAATCTCGTACCAATTTTTGTACCACAGCGTGTGTTTCGCAGCAGTTTAGTGGGTGTCGCAGGGTAGGAAACCCCCAGTAAACACTGGTGCTGGCTACTTTGGTGGCCTTAGCAAAACTCATTTTTAATATTAGGAGTATGTGGAATTGGCAGAGCGACGTGAATGGGTGGGCTATTAAGAGGACGGCTATATCATTGATTCGAAGCGTCATCTGGTTCTTTAAAAAAAAACGCCATCGACTCTGCCATATTCTCCAAAAGAGATTCTAAATTTTCCCGGTTGATATCGCCCGGTTCAATTCGGATCATCTCTATGGGATCGCGCTCCGAAAAATGCCCCATCAGGTCGAGCATTTTCTTCCGTTGAGCCAGCGCGTCGGCAGCAAGGCTGATATTTCTAGCGGCTTGGTGTTCTGTGAACTGATCAGAGGGCTGAGTGACAGTCTCGTTTTCGAAGCCAACGTATAGCGATGCGTTTTTGCGATTGTTTCGGTGGGTGGTAAGGGACATTGCGACTTCTAGCATTTCTCGCCCCTGCTCAAGCCCCCCAACTGCAGTGACCATCACGGAGTTTTGCACATGCTCTGCTGCGAGTTTGGCTTTGTGATCTCTTAATCGCTTCAGAAGCTTTTTGTAATCTACAGGATGTCCAGCGAGAAGTTTTATACCAGCTGCCTGTAGCATTAAGCATTTCGAGAGTTCTTCTCTCGCCAGATGCGACAGTGCAAATGCGCGAGCAAAAGCCTGATGCTTGAACAGAATCGACGCCTCATGGATCAACGACTCGGCATTGGTCGTAAGGGCTAGGATGTAGTCATCGATCTGCTTGAGAGAGAAAGACATATCATCTCCGTATACGTGGATGTCTAGAAATT